CCAACAATATCAGCGTAGAGAGGGCGCCTATGTTGCCTGATATAGGGTTGCCGTACAGACGCAAGGTCGTTAGAGATGTCAGAGGCGCTAGTGCCGACAACCCCTCGCCGTCTAACCCGTTAAGGGTCAAGTTAATTCCCGTCACATGCCCGCCCGCTACGGTAACGCCGAACCAGTTATTGACAATCGGGTCAGTCAGCCAGTTGGTGCTATCCGTCCAGTTCGGCCCGTCAGTCGCATGGTACAATGCTATCAGCGCTTCGCCTTCGGCTTTTGGCACGTCGCCTTTTGGCGCGTCGGTGAATTGATATTGCTTGGGCAATATGGCTCGTCGGGTTGCGCTAAGAAGGGACACGTTATCCTCTCAAAAAGCCGAACTTGAATACCAGGTCGCCGTCGGCATAGGTCTCGGTATTGCCGTTTGAAATCAAAGCAAAGTAGAGACTCGTACCAGAGCTTGGCTCAAGCTCTAACGCCAATCCTTCAATAGTGGCTATCTGGAAGGCGCCCAGGTCGATGTAATGGCTGGCCCCCACACTCACATAGCCTAGTATCTCTTCCCCTTCGGTATCTGTGGGATCGGGCGCGTCGTTCAGCGAACCCATGTCCACGCTTGAACGCAGAAATACCACATGAAAGGCGCCGCCTTTGTCAGCTTTGTCCTCGACGGTAAGGCTAACCAATATGGCGGGTCCGCCTGTTTCCGCCAGGGCGTTAGCGATCTCGGTGCTATCTGCCATGAGGTCGCCGTCGGCATAGGCGCCGGTATCCAACGTGGGAGTAGCTTCTACAATTCCATCTGCAGTCCTAATTTCCGGTGTCGTGCTATGTCCTATAATCATGATTATATCCCCGTTACGATATGTGAGGTGTCTAGCGTGGCTGCCGTTCCGCCCGCCGTGCCCACGCTGCCTTCCAATGTGCAGTACGGACAGATGCCCGCTAGTTCCCAAACTACCATCTGCTTTTGGTTAGCATCTACATTAAATTCAGCATATTCATCTTCGATTGTTACTTCCGATTGGCTGATTGTAGCGATCGGCATATAATACGCCGATCCCCCTGCTTCATACGCGCCACGCAAGCGAAAGCGCATATCAACAGAATCATGGACAGTCACATCGAGAAATGCCCCATACCAACGAGCACCGCCTACACGAGCTGTTCCTATGGCCGCCCATGCTGTGCCTAGCGTTGCTGCGCCCAAGCTCTTTGGGCCCCTCCATCGTCCTTCAAATTCTAATATCATATACACCTCCAACGTTAAAGCGCCAAACCTCTATTACAGATATGAATGTCTGTAATGAAAAGTTTGGCGCACAATGTTCGCCAGGTTATATAATTGTCAGTTTATAATTGGTATCGCTTCTTATGCAAGTAGCTTCGCGTCTTCAATCCCGCCCACCCGTCAAAGATGCTCCCCATATCCAAAGCTACTGCTCCTGCTTGCTGTATTCGGGCGCAATATATTTTGCCCAACACTCCTGCCCCAACAAGCCATAACCCCTGGGCCGTCTTGTCAATCTGCCTACAAACTTCCCCGTATCGCTTTGGGTAATGATCTGTCGGCATTTTGCTGAATGCCTGAGGTGGTATTATACACATTTCTGGTTCTATGTCAAATCGGCTCGTAAATCTGTTCTCAACATCACGGCAGGTCAATAGCGTAATTGTCGAGGCCTGCTCTATGATAGGCCGCAATAGCCCTTGATCCCACAAAGCAGCATGTACGTCGCAGCTACAAAGTACTTTGCCGTCTGTGTCAACGCTGTCCCACAACTGCCGCCGCCACTTCATATAATCGTCCCGTTCCGGCATTCCGACTACATCCACCTGCTTGATAGCTACTTCTAGCTCGTTTCGCATCTCCGTGATCTGCGAATCTGTAAAGTCCTTGCGCCCAAACCAGCGGCTCAGTCGGCGATCTAACTCGCCCCGCGATATTGCGTCAGGCCAAGCTAGTACCCGCGCCTCACCATCTCCCAGCCGTATCATCGCGAACGGCTCGTGATTAGCCACTGCGGCCGCAGCTATAAGCGCAACCTCGTTGACCTTAAGCATGTACTCGATCCTTGTCTATGTGATTTATGGCATCTTGTATCTGTGGAGCGCTCGGCAAATCATAGAACGCGAAATGAGCCAGCTCCTGAACTATCTTGGCCGGCTCGGCTAATAGATCTTCAAATCCTACATGCAGAATCGGCACCTGCGCGATCCTCAATGCCCGCATGTATTCAGCCATTGCTTCTATTGCCCATGTTTCGGCTTGTTGCTGCGTGTAATAAACCCCAGGTGGGCAACGCCCATCTCGCCTTCCGCGAATGCTGGCAGTCATACTGCGGTGTACAGCTACGATCCGTGGCCCTTTTAAGTAGTTTAGTATCCCCGGAATTGCCTTGATCGTCAGCGTGTTTTTCCAGCCCCACACTGGCGGCTGCCTATGATCTGCTATCCGCCGCTTAAGCCCGTCCCAGTCAATCGGCTGTGTGAACGCATTATAAAAGCATATATCCTCATAATGCTCGCCCTGATCCAGATGCCCCGGCAACCCCATCGGGCAACCCAACTTGTGCAAGCAACCAGCTACGGCCGATGTCCCTGACGCTCCAATACCACAAACGAGAATCGTCCTCATAGTCGCGGTTCTCCCATCTGTCTCCAATACTGACGTATCTGCGCCGTGCGCGGAGGATTCTCCGCTTCACCATATCCCAACGTCCGCTCCCACTCGTCCACCCATGACAGCATCATTGCCCGTTGCCGCGTGGCTCCACCTTGTAATAGATTGGTGAGCGTGGTTAGCTGCTCGGTAAGCTCTGCCGTTCCTGGCATAGTTAGCCTCCCATCCACAAGTCAGGACATGCTTCTCGTGCTACCTTATCATGGCGAATATCCCACAAATGAGGGCAATTGTGAACAACAACATTATTCACAACATATTCCTCATTTGTAGTTTTAAGATTATATACATATCCCTCAAACTTTTCTTTTGTAATGGTCTCTATTTTAGCAGTTTGCATTTGCATATCAATCCCTCATGGAGTATAATATAGATGGGCTTGAGTGAATTGGCCATTCACTGACAAACCCTAGTACCTTGGTTGCTAGGGGCCCCATAATAAACGACCAAGCCCTATCAAGGAGGTCAAAATGTCTAAGCCAAAACATTGCGTAGTCTGCGGAAAAGACTTGCCCCCGCGAGCTAAAAAATGGTGTAAGAATTGCCGTACCGTCACATTCATTTGCGATCTTTGTGGAAAGCAAATTACAGTATCGAGAAGCAGATATGAGCAGGTTCCAAAAGACAAAAGACATTTTTGTTCCAGAAAATGCGCCATCGCCGTCGGTTCTAAAATAGCTGCCAAGCTTCGAGAGGACAAGGTTATAGTTATTTGTCCTAACTGTGGAAAGACAAATAAGCGTAAACGCTCGCATGCTGATCGGTCTTTCTGCGATCGTGAATGTTGGAATGAATACCGTCGTAATCATCCCGAACTTTATCCCGGCCCCAAGATTAGTCCAGAATTTATGAAGCGCCTCAAGGCTCGCACGGGGATGAATAATCCTGCTTATGGCTTGACTGGTAAAAAATCCCCGCATTGGAAAGGCGGCCATGATGGCCATCGCGGTAAGGGCTGGAAAACCATTCGTAAGCTGATTAAGCGCCGTGATGGCCATGAATGTATATTGTGTGGCAAAACAGAAGATAACGCCATACAGATGGATATTCATCATATCTTTAATTGGGCCAAACATGAATGCAATCATCCCTATAACCTTATTACAGTATGTGCTACTTGTCATCAGGGTCGGATTCACGGGAACTCACCAGCACCACCTCGTCACCAACTTGTAGCTCTCGCGCAGCACGCCACCCATCAACGGTTAGCACAGGATGATCTCCGGTTAATTGAACAGCTTGACCGTCAACAGAGAAGGTATAAAGGACTTCCTGAGCATATCGTTGAAACACTTGGATTACCTCAGAGCTACCTTTCCGAGTGGCAACAAGTTCCCCTTTTCGCACCTGGTCAATTCGTTTATTCGCCCCGTCAGCCATCCTAACCCTACCAGATGACGGAACACAATTATTATGATATGGGCCAGGATTCTGCAATGCCACACGTAGCGGCACTAGCCCCCGCTTAACCCATCCTCTGCATACAGGACACACCGCCGTTCTCGGCTCCAGTTTCGCCGACCCCAACATCATGCTATTGATCTGATAGAAGTCCCCTTGCGCGCTGGCCCGCGCAGTCTGGGCTGTCATCATATCAATGTCCGGTTGTTTCCATGCCCAGTAGCGGCGTTCCCATTCTGCGATACGTGCCGCATATACACGACGGTTTGCCGTCGGCACTTCGGCTCGAATGTTGACAATGGCACTAGCTAGAAAGTAGTTAAATGTGTTCGCAATACTTGCGGCGTCTCTATGGCTTTGATCATTCAGCGATGATAGTATATCACCTTCACCCAACCGCCCCGCCCGCCCAAAGCACCCTACCTTTGCGGCTTGGATTGTCAGTTCTTGCTCATACGCATCGCGCCGTTTGCGCAATAATCGCCCTCGCCACTCCTCGATGTCTACTGTATCCATTCGCGCTGCCAAGTGCAGCATTCGCATAATATCGGACATCCGATCCATGAAGTCGTTGTAATCATACGCCATCGGCCGGCTCCCATCCCTGTGAACTTTCTACCGCCGTATCCCACTCTTCGTCAGGGATCTCCAATATCTTGCGGCGACGGTTCAGAATATCCCGCCCTATCTCCTCTCGCGACCGTTGCGCTTCCATGCGCCGTAGCTTGTCACGTAGTTTCTCCTCCTCGCTCCAGGCTTGTCTCGGCATTATTCTATACTCGGATCATAAGTTTTCCCACATCCTGCGCATACCAACAAGCCTTTGTGATCGGGATATGCCCATGCCTTTGTTGCGCTACATAGCGGACACATTCGTGTTACTAGTTCCCCCTTATGTGATTGGGCGGCCAGCACCGGTTGTTCTGTCTCTGCCTTATACCCCAACATCTCTCGCATCTCGTCACGCTCCAATGGATAAGCGGCTAACGGATCGGCAAGTGCCCTCGTCGCCGCCGCCCGTGCCTGAGTTACATCAGCTTGCTCTTGCTCTGTCATCTGTGCTATCGGTGGCCAGTGCCATCCGCCCTCATCTGACAGCTCCCCTATATGATATTCGCTCACCAGCGGCAACGCACCAAACTCCATAAGCCTGTCAATAAACGGTCTCAGTATATCCGGCTCTGCATAGGTCTGCTGCCGGCCCGCTACTCTCATTGCCCACTGCCGAGTGTCCTCTTTTGCCGACGCCAATGCCCCCTGCGCGCTTCCCATCAGCCGCCGTTGCGGAATCCCAGTTACCGCCGCTATCAATGACATAATGACGTCGAATGGCCCGCTAGGATCGACAACCTCTGAGCCACCAATGTCTTGCGCCGAAACGCCCTGCAGCCATAGCATACGCATGGGATCGTGCGCGTAATTCTCGATCTCGTCCTCAATCTTTTGCTCGGTCATGCTACTGGCGTCATACCCTTCCTGCACCCCCAAAAGCGTTCCCTTACGCATGTTCATCCAGGTCGCCTCGGCTGTCCCGCCAACGATTTTCATCAAATCATCTAATCTGTTGAACGCTGCCTTGAGCGGCGGCATTCCGTACACCTCGCTGGACACGCGATTCTCCGCCAGATGTAACACCCGCGACCAGTGTACACGCATTTTGTCCTCTCTGATTTCTACCTCATATATCTCTGGTAGCCCGTATCGAGGCGACTGTGGGTCTTCGTCGAATACCTTGATCTCGACGTTCCCTTCGTGGTACGGAGTTAAATATAGTACATCGCTCGGCCCGCTCACCGGCTCAGATAACCCTAGGCCGTCACGTAGCCCGATTAGCAATATGCCATACCGCCCTATGCGACTCAGTTTGTCGGCTCGCATGAGCCTGTTCCAAACCGCGTGTTCTTTTACCAGCTCCTGCCAGGCCCTAACAAACTCCGTGTCTTCATTCCCTTGCTCGCTGATCTTTGGAGGCTTGCCCCACGTATCCTCGGCAGGGATGTCCACTATCCGCTGCGCTATGTCCTGCCGCTCGTACCGCCGCAAATAATCGTCAATGCCTATCACCTGCTTATACCCAAGCACGTCATAGTACTGCCGCGCGCCACCGAACGCAGTCTGTTGCCCAAGCTGCCGGGCCAACATCCCCCGCGAGATATTGATTATTAGCTTTGCCACATCGCGCCGACTATAAGTTTCGTCCATTATCTAGGCCTCCATGTTTGCACTTGTCGTTTTCCTTCTCGTCCTACGTTATCCACATAGGCCACCGCATATCTCACCATGTCTAGCCCATGATCTTCCTCCTTAACAGGAAGTTCTTTGTCACCGCTTACCCAAATGTAGTTTGGTACTTCGTCTTCCACCTTGAACGGTTTCCTTTCCTGTATTAATCCCTCGTCGGCCTCTCGTAAACTATCCCGAACAAAGAACACCCTGTTATCCTCAAGCCGCCTCTCTACTGCGTCTATCCCCGGTCGCACCCCATTGAATCCCTTCACCGCATTCAACCCTGCTTTGCGAAACTCCTCAATATAGGCCGGCTGCGAAGGGTCACATGCAAACGCCTCGATCCCAAACTCAGTATTGACCTGCATGGCTTTCTCTGTCCACCAGCTATTGCCCTTCCCCCTATGATAGTATTGCGCCACAAGATACATCGTCCCGTCGCCCGTTATCCCCCAAACGCCCAATGAACCGGGATTGCGATAGCCCCAGTCTACACCAGCTACATAGCGCGGATAATGCTCTGGCGTCATCTCACGATAAATCCTGTGTATCCCCTCGTCATATCCTGTATAGATTGCCCCCTCTGCTTGTGCTACTCTGCCATAACGCAGCCTCTCCTTGCGCACTCCCGTTAAGGCATCTAAGCGCATCATTGTCTGCTTACCCTGCGCTGTGATTATCCCAGTCACAGGATCAAATAGCATGGGGTTATCTTCATGCCAAGAGGTGAAAGTCTTTAGCGAGGGGCGGTGATACATCCAGTGAGACGGCCATGCCGGGTTTGCGTCTCCTATGGTTTGCCCGTAGGGCATATTGCCAGCCCGCCCAGTAGTTCGCGTTGTCAACACTTCCCAGTCGTCAATGGTTAGCTCCTCCATCTGGTTCACAAAGATTAAATCATGTTCTCCTGACAGAATCTTGCTAGCCTTGTCTAGTCCCGTAATCCAGACCCGTGCCCCATTCGGATAATCAAACCACTCAGGCTTTTCACCACCATAAGGCTGAATCCCCCATGCCTCTGGCCGCCCATCCAATACCTTGCGCCGATACGTCTGCAGTACGGTCGCATACGTCGAGGCTAATGTTTTGCGAAGTATAATCAGAGATGCCCTTGGATATTTCAACGCGCAAAGGTGAACTTTGTAACAAGCCGAAATTGTCTTCCCAGTTTCAGCAGCTCCATGCAATAGCGCCTCCGACCCTTTGTACGCGGCAAATTCCCTTGCCCCGCCGTAAAAGGTGAAGGATTGCTTAGATGTCGTCATCAGGGTTTATTCCCCCTATGTGCAACACCTTTATCGCTTCACCATCCTCGCCCGTGTGTTCTCTGCGATCAGTCTTGGCATATCCCCGGCGGCGGGCTTTCATCGCCAAATACCACTTGGCGGTTGAGTCATCAGCAATAACGTTTTTCGGCTTACCGTTCTTGTCCCTTTCACGCTGCTGATTATATGCGATTTTGATGTTCGTTATCACCACCGATTCCGCAACGTCCAATGTCCCCTCTTCCTCGGCAGCAAGCGCTTCCCTCGCGCCTGCCCATCGCTTCAAATAGCTATTAAGCGTGGCGGGCGTAACACTCAGCTTGGCCGCAATTGTCATTTTGATCCCATCGCTACCCTTTATGGCAGCAATGACTTCTTCTCG